GTGTTAGGAACGCCCAGCAATATCACTGCGGGCCAGAGCGGTTGCATCGTTATCACCAGTGACGCTGCCAGCCGAGCCTTGACCTACACAAGTGCGTGGCACTTTGAGGGCGGGACTGACCCTGCGTTGACGACAGATTCGGGGGGCGTTGATACATTAGTTTACTACTGCCCAACAGCATTCGTTGTTCAAGCGGTTCTATTGAAAGACCTGAAGTAAATCAGTAAAACAAACACAAATAAACAATGAAAGCATTCACACGAATTGAAGCACGAATCCTTCCTGAAAAAAATGGGTTGAAGAACGTGATAACAGAATTAGTAGTCGGCATGACCTACACAGACGACGACAGCGGTTTATCCGTTTATCGGGATACGTTGGTAAGTCTGCCCGCCCCCGATGCGGAATCCTTTATCGCATTTGAAGACATCGACGAGGCGTGGTGTTCGGTTATCTGCGAGAGAACAGCCACCGATAATGATTGGGCGGCAGGAATGGAGAAGGAACTGGAAGCGGCAAAATCTCGGCCCATTTCCAAGCTGTTCAAATTCCAAGAGCCAGAAACAGTTGAGGCGTAAGAATGGCATTCGGCGGCGTACATCCATTCATGCTCAAGAAAGCTGCGGCTGGTGGTGGAGATAACCCGCCTGATAGTCTTGACTACTTGATTGTAGCTGGTGGCGGCGGTGGTGGTCAGGCTTACCTTATAACTGCGGGTGGCTATGTTTTGGGCGGCGGAGGTGGTGCTGGGGGTTATTACAACGACACCTACACACCCTTTGAATTGGTCGGTGCGGCGTGGACCGTAACGGTGGGGGCTGGCGGTGCTGGTGGCACGGGCGGCTCATCGTCAAACGCAGCGGCGGTCAGTGGTGGAGTGTCGGATATCGTGCGTGATGGAGAATCTTGGGGCGGCTTTGAAGCGGACGGAGGCGGCAGTGGTGGCAGTTGGGCGATTGGCGAGGATTGGATTGATGGTGGGGATGGCGGTTCAGGCGGCGGCGGCACTGGCTATTATGGGGGTATGGGCGGGATGGCTGGCATGAGCGGTGGCAATGATGGCGGCGCGGGTACTGACGACTACGGTGGCAATGATACCGCTTCGGGCGGTGGCGGCGGTGCTTCTGAAGCGGGATATGGCGGGTATACTAACACGGGCGGCGATGGCGGTGCTGGTTCATCCAGTTCAATTACTGGTTCGTCGGTTCCATACGCTGGCGGTGGCGGTGGCGGCGAGGCCGGTGCTGGTGGCACGGGCGGCGGCGGCTTGGGTGGCACGGGAGGAGCAGTAGAAGAAGGTGGAGACGGGGATGCTAACACGGGTGGTGGTGGCGGCGGTGGCAGAAATTCCGGCGGAGATGGCGGTTCAGGCATTGTGGTTATCAGCTACGCAGACACGTTTGACGCACCGAGTTCTATTACAGGCACTTACTCGGAGCCGAGTGTGTCGGGTAAGAGAGTGTATAAATTTACTGGGAGTGGGACAATTACATGGACTTCATAATAGAAAATTATGCCAAATACGCTAGGTAAACGAATCGGGAGAAGAATGACTAATTTAACAAGGATTAATCGGGTGGAGTAAATGAAAATGATAGACTTAAATGATGTAAAAGTGGGGTTTGCCTCCGTGAGCGGTTTAGGCAACTGGATGTTGGAGATTGATACTGTCCTCCATATTCTTATCTCGGTTGCCTCGCTCATTTATATCATATTGAAGATAGTGCAATTGATAAAAAGTAATAAAAAATGAAGGATAAACTGAAATCGAGAAAGCTCTGGATGGCTATTGGCGGTCTTTTGACTGTGCTGGCTACCGAGTGGTTGAACCTGTCACCAGCCGTGGCAGAGAATGTGATTGGTGCGGTTGTCATTATCGTCCCAGCATACATCGGCGGGCAAAGCATCGTGGATGCGCTCAAAGAGTATTCCGCCAAGAAGAAATGATATTAGCGGCACTCAAGGGCTTGGCTGCATTGCCAAGATTGGTAGATGCAGTCGAGTCTCTTGGGGACATCGCAACAGCGCAAATGGCGCAGAAGAGGAAAGATGACAAAGACAAGAAAGTGGACGACCTTATTGATGCTGCTCGCGCTCGTCGCAAGCAGCGGTTGCTTGACAGTGAGGCTGAACGGGTTTCAGGAGATAGCGGAAAGTCATCCGGCTGGAATGGAAACGGCGACCTCGACGGATGATGGGGTTGCCTTGATACGGGATTTGGGAAGATACATAAGCGAACTTGAACGACAGATAGAGGAAGGAAACTAATTTATGCCCGATGCGTACAAAAATACACAATCCGAAGCAGAAGAGAAGAAGACATGGAGGCTCGTTCCCTTTGGTCGCCCCCTTGGGAAAGCCAAATTTGGCGGGGGAGTGCCGCCGGTAAGGCGTGGCCTGAAGAACCCGCTGCTCTTGCTTGAAAAACAAGCAGCAGGGGAAAAAGAGAAAGAACGCAAGCGAAACTTGAAATATCTGAAGAAAGCCAAAATACAGGATAGAATGTCCTGACTGAACTAAACGACGATTGGAGTCCGGACAATGACATTAAGCGAATTAGCAGACCAGATTACGACGAAGTTGAGTGACACTGATGCAGCGTCAGTTGCGACCTGCAAGAAGTTCCTCAACAACCGTTACCGTATGCTCTTTGAGTCAGCCCTCTGGACTAACTCGATGGGTACAGTCTCCACAGCCGTGACTGCCGAGGACGAAATCATCACCATTTCCGATGAGCCGACTGTCTTTTACTATCCAACCTCGACAACGGTTGCCTCAACCGCCCCGAAGCTGGACTTTGTGGTTGCTATGAGGTTCACGGAGACGGGGAAGGTTGATGGTGCGGAGATTGTGGGCGCAAGCTGGATGCAATTCTTCCAGCTAGACCCGAATCAGTGGAACAACACTTCGCAGCGCAGGGCTAACCCCTCCAACTTTGTGCCGCTGCCTCCCGATGCGAGCGGTAACTGTCGGATTAAGCCAATCCCAACCCCGAAAACAGCCGGAACCCTCTTTGCCCTTGGCAAGCTCAAGTTTGTGGAGATGGGGGATAGTGATTCTCCTGTGATTTTGGGTGCGGAGAACTCTTTGTTGTCTTATGCGGAGGCGGATATGCTTGAACGCGCTATGCAATACCAGAAGGCGCAGATTAAATTTGGTGAGGCAGGGAATATGCTGCAAATCTGCCGTGACTTGGACAACGTGCAGCCTGACAAGATGAATACGATAGTGCCGATGATTGCTGATTATTGGCAGAGGACTGATTTAGTGTAATGCCAGTTCAATCAAACAACGTGCTTGATGACCCCGTTCTTTTGGACGGGAATGACAGCTTTTTGGGTGGGCAGGTTAGCTCGACACGGGCGAACCTTGTTTCTGACAATGCCTTTGCGGAGGGAAGGAACATTGACTTGGATGAGTTCGGCAATGCGGTTACACGGCGGGGTGCTGACCTGACGATTGGGTATTTACTGTGGGCCACTGCAACAATTAACTGGGAGAGTGCAGACCAGTTATGGAATGGCGTTACCGCACCGATTACCGGCTGCGCTTATTTTGATACTGAAACCACCGAGAACATCGTCCTATCTGACGGCTCGGATACCCTGAAGATTTCTTCTGAATCGGGAGACTTCGCTCAGATTACGGGAAGCTCGATAGCTGCGGGTGCGACTGTGCAGTTTGCTCAACTGGTTAATAGGCTTTATTACGCTGACGGTGACGGTGCGTTACGTTATGTGGATTCTTCCGGTAACAATAATAGCATCACCGGAGGGAAGGTTACATCAATCGAGATAACCGAGAAAGGGTTGGGATACACCAGCGTACCGACCATCACATTCACGGCATCCTCTGGCTCCCTCGCTGCGGCTACGGCTGTTCTTGGTTATGGAGGTAAGGTCGTTGGGGCTGCGATTGACACGGCTGGTTCTGGCTATTCATCCACCATACCCCCAACAATAGCATTTGCTGCCGCTCCATCAGGCGGAACTGACGCAGAGGGTGTTGTCCATATCAGTCAAACCCCTAGCAAACCTAAGATACTTGTTTCTGCCAATAACAGACTCTTTGCCACGAGCGGAAACACATCCATCCCCAGTGACCAAATCTATGTAAGCGATATTTTGGATGGGGAATCTTGGGACTTAATTGGTAACAGCATTCGGGTTGGAGGTGGCGATGGCGACCCGATTGTGGCTTTGATGCCTTGGTATGGCTACAATATGTTGGTGTTCAAGGAACTATCAATCTGGGTGGTGGAAGCTGACCCGTCACAAGAAGTTTCGGACTGGACAATCAAGCTAATCAATAACCGGACAGGCTGCGTTGCAGCGCGTACTGTTCAACAGGTAGGCCCAGATGTCTTGTTCCTTTCTCGTGACGGGGTGCGCTCAATTAAGACGATTGAATCGGGAGCGCAGACTGATGTTTCCCTTCCCTTAAGCAGCCCCATCAATGACTTGATTGGCCGAATCAATCAATCGAAGATAGGAACGTGTTGCGCTATTTACTGGCGTAACCGCTACCTGCTGTCTGTCCCGATAGATTCTTCCGATACTCCAGACAGGGTTTTCTGTTATCACCTCCTTGCACAAGCGTGGACGGGGGATTGGACTGGATGGGAGCCGAGGGATTGGGTGATAACCGCTTTTGGCGGTAAACTGCGGATGAATTTTGGCGGCCAGAATGGGGTGTTCTATACTTGGGACGATTACACTGCGGAAGACTCAACTACGGCGGAAACTTACACGGATGGCGGAACTGCTTACGAAAGCTATATCAAGTCGAGAGCATATCGCTACGGTGAAACATGGGGAGATAAGATAGGCTACTCCGTTCAGTTCAATCTTGAGAACATACATTCCACTTCCATTACGTCTAACTTGTACTACTACAAGGACTTGAGTAGCACAGCGCAGATACTTGCGAGCAGCGTCAGCCTTCCAGCGGACAGCAACCTGATTAGGGAGGGCTACAATCTGCTGCCGAAGGGAAGGTTTAATCAGATTCAATTTAAGGTTCAGTCGGATGCTGGCAGACTTGCACTGCACTCGATAGAAACGTCAGCATTTGGACAACCGATAAGGCCAGAACGATGAGTACCGCACAGTATCCAGATAGCACCAGAGAGATGGCAAAGTTTCTGTCTGGCAACCTTAATTACCTCAAGGAGTGGGGTGACGAGAGGGTTCTGGGCTGGTTACAGTGGTTTGTTAATAATGGCCGGTATTATGCGGTTTCCAAGGACGGAAAGCTGGTAGGATTGTCTCTTGTGCGGTATGTTGATACAGAAGAGCAGTGTTACGAGCATTACACGGACACGGGTGGCCCGATTTGTTATATAGAAGCCTCTGTTAGTCGGTATCCGAAGTCCCTGAATGCAATGTACTGTATGATGTGGGATGATTTAGGGCATAAGTCAAAATGGATGGCGTGGGTGCGTCATAAATACAATGACAGGGTGACAAAGATTGACATGAGCAGGGCAAAACGCCGTTTTATGAGGAACTAGAGCTATGGGAAAAAGCACACCGCCACAACCAGAAGCACCGGATTACGCTGAAGCAAATCGGGAGGCAATTTACGCAGACATAGAGACGCTACCAACGCGCCGTAAGATAGAGAAGGCAGCTAGGCTTGGTGAGCGAGTGGAGTATGCCGACCCGGAGACAGGCGAGACTAAGGTTGCGGACTTTACCGGATTCGGTGATATGGAGCTTACCGAGCAGGAGATGAATGCTGCGCTCGACCTGATTCCAACTATGTCACAGGCACAGTTGGATAATCTCACCGAGTTTGGCCCGCAATTTGTTAAGCAGCAGAGAGAACAGTTGCGGCAAATGGCTCCCGGAGAGTTTGATTTGCGTGAGCAGTTTGCTGACCGCTTGCGTGGTGGAGAAAGAACCTCCGAGGAGTTGGCTGCTGACGCGGCAGGGATTCCGGAGTATGAAGAGTTTGCTCGTCAGGCTCCGACAGTTCCGGGATATGTGGAGGGACAGGGGCTGGTCACGCCGACAGTTCCCGGATACATGGAAGCACAAGCAGGGCAAGCTCCGACAGTTCCGGGATATGTGGAGGCTAGAGCAGGGCAAGCTCCGACAGTTCCGGGGTACATGGAAGCCAAGGCGGGTCAGGCTCCGACAGTTCCGGGATATTTGGAAGCTCAAGCGGGTAAAGCTCCCGTAGTTCCGAGGTATTTGGAAGGTCAAGCAGGGCAAGCTCCGGTGGTTCCGAGGTACATGGAAGCTCAAGCAGGGCAAGCTCCGATGGTTCCGGGATATATGGAGGCTCCTGATGATATGCCAACAGCTCCTGAGTACGAAGAGGCAGGGGACATCCCAGACTTGGCTGATTTGGGGCTTACCGCAGATATGCGGGCTGATGTTGAGGAGGCTATTGCGGACAGGCTGGCCCTTGGCGAAGGGCTTTCTGGTGAGCAGATAAGGTCAGTAGAGCAGGATATTTTGAGGGGTGCTGCCAAGCGCGGCCAGACGTTGAGTGGCGGCACTGCGTTACGGGAGATTCTAGGAAAATTCAGGGCCGGTGAGGAGCTTGGAAGACAGCGCAGAGGTGAAGCTACTGGATGGCTGGCGTCAGGTCAGGCATCCGCTGATGTCCAAAACAGATTATCACAGCAAAACTTTGCTAATACGATGCAGAAGATTGGGCAGGTTAATCAGGCTCGTGGGGCTACGTTTGCTGGAGAGCAGCAAAATGTTGCCAATACGATGCAGCGGGTTCAGCAAATCAATCAAGCTCGCGCTGCTCAATTCGCTGGAGAACAGCAGAACCTCGCTAATGAAATGCAAAGGGTTCAGCAAATAAACCAAGCGCGTGGTGCTGAATTCGAGGGGCAACAGCAGAACCTCGAAAACGAGAGGCAGCGAATCCAGCAAATAAACCAAGCTCGCGGTGCTGGATTTGCGGGAGAACAGCAGAACCTCGTTAACGAGATGGAGAGAATCCGGCAAGTCAATGAAGCTCGTGGTGCTGGATTTACCGGAGAGCAACAGAATCTCTCTAATGAGATGCTTAGGATTCAGCAGATTAATCAAGCTCGTGGTGCTGGGTTTACCGGAGAACAACAGAATCTAGCTAACGAGATGCAAAGAATCCAGCAAATCAATCAAGCTCGTGGGGCCGGTTTTGCGGGGGAACAGCAGAACCTAGCTAACGAGATGATGAGGATTCAGCAAATCAACCAAGCGCGTGGTGCTGGATTTGCTGGGGGACAACAGAATCTTGCCAATGAAATGCAAAGGATTCAGCTAATTAACCAAGCTCGCGGTGCTGGATTTGCGGGGCAGCAGCAAAACTTTGCCAATGAAATGCAAAGGGTTCAGCAGATTAATCAAGCTCGTGGGGCTGCTTTTGCTGGAGGGCAGCAAGCTCTTGGAACGCAGCTTGGCGCACGGCAGCAGGATATTGGTAACATCCAGTCAATGCTCGGACTTCAGCCCGTGGCGGCTCAAGGGGGTTATATGTCCGGATTACAGCAGGGCGCATCACCGTTCACGATGCCGCAGATACAACAGCGCGGGGTAGGGTTAAACGCACAAGCTGGAGCGCAAGGAGCGCAGTTCGCTGGTAACGTATTTGGAACCCAAGCAGGTATGTGGCAGACAGAGATGGCTCAACCGAGTGGGCTTCAGAATGCTGTTGGAATGCTGAGTTCTCTTGGGAGTGCCGCTGGTGGCTATATGACTGGTGTGGGTAATATGAACCAGTGCCACGTTGCCCGTGAGGTGTACGGCAACGAGAATCCGAAGTGGGTTGAGTTCTTTGTCTGGAAGGAGACGAAGGGGCCGCGCTGGTTCAAGGCACTATACAATGAGTATTCAGAACAATGGGCGAAGTTCATTAGCAATAAGCCGCGCATCAAGGGGATTATCCGCAACTGGATGGACTCCAAAATTAAGGGGGAATAATTATGGCTGATGACAAAGACGATAATGGTCTGAAGAAGGCTGAAGAGGCTCTTAAAAAGGCAGAGAAGAACCCTGCGTTTGTCGGGCCTCAAGACTCGCCAAAGTTCAAGGCAGCCGTCGAGCAACTTCAGAAGGCCAGAGCAAACTTTGAGGCAGCGGGTGGTGTGTCAGGCGCTACCCCACCAATTATTGACCCAAGAGGGAGAGAGGGATTAGACCTTCCACCAGCCACGACAGCCCCCAACCTTGGTGGTTCGGGTCAACTTGCACCAGAAAGTATGTTAAGCAACAGAGACACGATTGTTGACCAAGCAAGAGCTGCCGCCCCATTAGATACTACTACCTTATTAAGCAATCCCGTCACAATTGCCAATCAAGCAAGAGAAGGGAAAAGTAAAAAGACACCAGAGGAGAAGGCTGCTAATAAAATCAAGAGACTAGCCAAGCAAGCAGCCCAAAGAAGGCAAGATGATGCTGCCAAGAAAGCAGCTTATGATAGGGGAGTAGCCGAGAGGGCGCGACAATCGAAGGTCGATTCTGAAGCTGTAAGGGCCATCAGGGAAAGGCACGACAAAGATAAGCCTTCTGCTTGGGAGATGGGTCTTGCTGGCTTGTCGGGAGGATTGCTCGGTGGCCTGATGGGAACATACGATAGATACTTTGATTCCTCAAGAGCAGCCAATGAAGAGGTTGAAAACTTTAGGCTCAAAAATGCAAGTGATGAAGCAAAAAGAAAGGCTTTAGTTGCTGCTAAAAATACAGCGGCGAGAGACGCTGCCGCAAGGTATGGATGGAATGCATCCGCGATAAAGGCTGCTGGAGATGCGAAGAGTGTTCTTACCAGCAACGCTTACGCCCCCTATCTCTTCAAAGAGGGAACCCCGAACCCATTGAGCGGTATTGACACCAACAAAAACGGAGACAGCAAACAACAGATACTGGGTTGGTTTGATAAAAGACTCACGCAAGCTATTAAAGGCAACAAGAAAGCTATAGCCCAAATAGGTGCAGCATCCAGTAGGATTGCCATGAAGGAGGAATTGTATAAGAAGTATCTGGAGAAAGACCTTGTGATTCTGGACAATAAGTATACATACGAGAATAAGCTGTATGCGACTGTGCCGAAACATGGGGTGGAAGCATCTGAAGCGATGGCATCAATTGATTATATGTGGGCTGATAAGGAATCACTTCAAAAACAAATTGAAACATGGGAAACGCTTAATGCCTATTACCAAATGTACGATATGTTGGCTGCAAATGCTGACCCAGAAGGCAAGTATGCAGATTTTGCAGCAAGTTGGGGGGAGATAACGGCTAACCCTAACTCTCCTGTTTTGAAGAGTGTTTCTGCAATGAAGGATATGGCAGAAGAGTTCAAGATTACTATAACCGCCCAACAGAGAAACTTGAGGGATGTTAGGGATGCTGGACGCATGGTTACTGATATTAATGCCAAGATTAAGGGATTAGAAGATGACGACAACCACGATGAAGCTATATGGTTGAGGGAAAATGAGTTACCGGAAGCGGAGCAGTATTTGAACTTGACGTTGCTTTTCTCTGGACACTCCGACCTTACAGTTGGGCGTGGCGAGGATGGCGGTGTTGAAGTGTACGATGCTGGCACAAACGTGAAGCTCATTACGCAGAGATTTACCCCCGATGGTCGGAGTGTTGCTGATGTTAACTATGAGGAGATAGATTC